CCACAAACAATCGTACTTCCAGTCTTTGGAAACCACAACCAGGTAAAACTCAGATTCGAATCGTTCCTTACGCATTCAATAAAGATAATCCTTTTATTGAATTATTCTTTCACTACAATTTGAACAACCGTTCTTATTTATCACCAATATCTTTTGGTAGACCAGACCCTATCGAAGAGTTTGCTCAAAAACTAAAAGGTTCAGGTAGTAAAGAAGATTATCAGTTGTCAAGAAAACTTGAGGCAAAAATGAGAACTTTTGCTCCAGTAGTAGTTAGAGGAGAAGAATCTCAAGGTGTTAAGTTTTGGGGCTTTGGTAAAACAGTTTATCAAGAACTATTATCAATTATCGCAGACCCAGACTATGGTGATATCACAGACCCAGTCAATGGAAGAGATGTAGTTGTAGAATTTATCACTGCTGAAGAAAGTGGTGCTAGTTTTCCAAAAACTAACATTCGTGTAAAACCTAATCAAACACCTATTTCAGATGAACCTGAAGTTCTTGAAAGAGTTAAAACTCAACAAGACATTAAGGAAATCTATCAAGAACTATCTTATGAGGACTTGACAGAAGTTCTGAATGAATGGTTAAATCCAAACGAAGAGGAATCTAAAGAGGAAGAAACTGAAAGTGTTTCTGCTTCAGAAATCTCAAGTGCAAAATCAGTAAGTAATACTGGTGATGCCTTTGATGAATTATTCAATTCGTAGATAATAACAAATATATGGGAGTCATATATTGTGGCTCCCATTATTAACTTAGGAGATTAGGATGGCATCAGTAAACGATGTGTTGGCCGATACTCTGGCCGATAGTTTAAATAAAAAGTTCAAAGATACAAAAGTTGCATACTTTCTTGACGGAAGTGATTCAACACCTACTGATATTAAGGATTTTATATCCACAGGTAGTTCTATGTTAGATTTGGCAATATCAAACAAACCAAATGGTGGTATTGCAGTTGGTAGAATTACTGAAATCAATGGTTTAGAATCAAGTGGAAAATCTCTACTTGGTGCTCATATCCTTGCAGAAACTCAAAAGAAAGGTGGAGTTGCAGTATACATAGATACTGAGACTTCTGTTTCACAAGAGTTCATGGAAGTAATCGGTTTAGACTTAAATAAAATGTTATATCTACACTTAGAAACCGTAGAGGATATATTCGAAGCGATTGAAGAAATTGTAACAAAAGTTCGTGAAAGTGACAAAGATAGATGTGTAACTATATTAGTTGACTCACTTGCCGCCGCTTCTACTAAAGTAGAGTTAGAGGCAGACTTTGATAAAGATGGTTGGGCAACTGCCAAGGCAATCATTATCAGTAAGGCGATGAGAAAGATTACCCAAATGATTGGGAGAGAAAGAGTTGCTCTTGTATTTACAAATCAGTTACGACAAAAACTCGGAGTAATGTTTGGAGACCCTTGGACAACAAGTGGTGGAAAGGCATTACCATTCCATTCATCTACAAGAATTAGATTGAAGAATATGGGACAAATCAAAGATAGTGGTAAGAATGTTCTTGGTATGAAGTGCAGAGCACAGATTATTAAGAATCGTTTAGGCCCACCTTTGAGACATGCAGATTATGATATGTATTTCGATAGAGGTATTGATAACTATGGTGCATGGTTAACCGTATTAAAAGAACATAAGTTAGTTAAAGTTGGTGGTTCTTGGTATACACTAATAGACCACAATGGAAACGAAGTTAAGTTTCAATCTAAAGATTGGGATGATATTATTACTGGTGATGAAGAGTTAAGAGAACATATATACAATCTCATTTGTGACAAGGTTATATTACAATACAAGGAAAAACTTGGTATTGATGATGTAGAGTTTACAGATGAGGTTCTCGGTGACTAATAAAAAATATCTTTCAATACTTGACGAGATAAAAAAATCTGGCGGTAAAGTAGATAGTGGTAAACCAAACGACTCGGTTTTACTAATAGATGGTCTGAACACTTTCATACGAGTGTTTTCAGCAATACCTACTACCAATGAGGATGGGGTTCACATTGGTGGAATAGTAGGTTTTTTAAGGTCAATTGGTTACACTATAAATATGGTAAGACCTACCCGAACCATTATTGTATTTGATGGTAAAGGTGGGTCTAACCGCCGTAGGAAAATCTTTCCTGAATATAAAATGGGAAGAAAAATGTCTCATCGTTTGAATCGTTCAAATGATTATTTAACTCGTGAAGAAGAACAAAAGATGATGATTCATCAGTTGAATCGTGTGGTTGAGTATCTTGAGTGTCTACCTTTAACCATAATCAATATGGAAAACATTGAGGCAGATGATGTTATTGGGTATTGTGCAAAACATATATTCAAAGACAAAGTAACTATTATGTCTACTGATAAAGATTTCTTACAATTAGTAGATGAAAGAATCCAAGTATACTCACCTACAAAAAAGTTGATGTATGATGTGGATAGAATCTATAATGAATATGGTATATATCCACAAAACTTTTTATTATACAGAATATTAGATGGTGATAAATCAGATGGAATACCAGGTATCAAAGGTGCAGGTATCAAAACGATATTAAAAATGTTTCCTTGGTTTGGTGAACCACATAAATATACTATCGAAGATATGTTGAAGAGTGCTACTACTAAGAAAGACCAATATAAATTATGTGAAAGTATGGTCGAACAAAGAGATACTATATTTCTGAATAGAAGATTGATGGATTTAGATGATGGTATTATAAGTGGTAGTAGTAAATTAAAAGTTCAAAATATTACATCACAACCAATTCAAAGAATTATTAAACATAAATTCCAAAGAATGTTCTTGGAAGATAAGATGTATACTGCCCTACCTAATTTGACAAGTTGGTTGGCGACCACATTCAATAGATTGAATCAGATGGCGGAGAAAACTCATGGGTAGGAAATTAAAATATAAAACACCTGAAGAAAAGAGAATTGCCCAAAGAAAGTGGCAAATGGAACATTACTATAGGAATTCAGAAGAGATAAAAAGGAAAGCTCGTGAAAGATATAGAGAGAAAAAAAGGAAAGAATTTTATGACAAAAAAGTCCAAGATTTGTATAGAAATATTGAATAAAAAAAATGTGTATTTAACATTTTTACATGATAATTATATTTGGTTATGAGTGAATCTTTAATACAATACGGAACATCTTTTCAGAATAAACTTATTTCGAGTTTAATAACAGACTCAAAGTTTATTCAAACAATTGTTGATATCTTGGAAATATCATACTTCGATAGTGATTCAAGTAAATTTCTTATCAAGTCAATCAAAGACTATTTCAAAAAATATAAAACCACACCAACAATGGAAGCAATGAAAGTTATGATTGATGATGTTGAGGATGATATTCTAAAGTCTTCAATAGTTGATAATCTAAGAAATGCTTGGGGTTATAGAGAGAGTCCTGATTTAGAATTTGTAAAAGAAAAATCACTTGAGTTCTGTAAGAACCAAGTTGTAAAAAGTGCAATCATGGAATCAGTTGAGTTATTGGAATCTCAAAAGTATGATGAGATAAAAACAATTATTGATAAGGCTATGACTGCAGGTGTCGAAAGAGATATAGGACATGAATACATTACAGGTTTAGAAGAAAGACTAACACAACAATCAAGAAATACATTAGGAACACAATGGGATAGTGTTAATGAATTGATGGATGGTGGACTTGCAGGTGGTGAGTTAGGTGTAATTGTTGCACCTGCTGGTATTGGTAAATCATGGACTCTTCAGGCATTAGGTGCACATGCAGTCAAACAAGGTAAAACCGTAATACATTATACATTAGAGTTAAATGCTCAGTATGTAGGGTTAAGATATGATACAATTGTAAGTGGACAACCAACAGGTAACTTACAATATTATAAAGACGAAGTGATGAAAAAGATT